CATTCAGACGGTTGTTCTTTAGCGGCTGTATTTTACCAACGTCGGGCTGGAAGAAACCGCAGCAAATCTGTTGTAGGCGCATTATTTGCGTCAAGACACTTTCTGTCGTCGCAAGCTCCCCGTTCTCAAGCTGGGCCAAAGCCAGCTTCTTCATTTGACTGTAGACCTTGGCCTGTTCGTCGGTCAGTTCTACGTTCCGTCGCGTGTAAACTTTATCGGGGAGGTCTAAGCATTCTTCTTTCAAGACGCGGGTGGAGAAGCTGAACAGCCGCTCCTTCAATTCGTCTAACCGACGATATCCCGTAACTTCTTGAAAACTGCGCGCCCCCATCACACGCTTCTGAACTATAGCGTATCTGTTTTGAAAAGCAAAGAAACTGTTAAAACCAAGCGCTTTCTCGTCTAGAAAGTTGCACTGGCTGAATAAATCCATCGGACTTTTGGTTACAGGAGAGCCTGTAAGGATGCGGCGGTACTTACTATATTTAGTAAGCACCATCAAGTTCTTCGTGCGTTGCGCCTTGCGGTTCTTGATTGTCGTGCTTTCGTCCACAATCACCATGTTGTCAGGGTTTTGCACCAGAAAACGGCCCGCGGCTCGCGCTCCTCTTGGTGAGGAAAAGGCTTCTACATTCATCACAAAGATTTTAAGGCCGTCAAAGTCTTCCAGAACTAAGTCTTCTAACTCCGCGGTAAACTTCTTACTTAAAGATGGTGTCCAGCTAACCGTTTTGCGCGCGATCCGTTCCGGTAAATGTAAAGGTATTTCGCCTAACGCCCAGTTGTCATAAACACCTTTCGGGGCCACTATAAGAGCGGCCTTTATTGCGCCCTTTTCAAAAAGAACGCCCATGTTGTCTATTGCTACTTTACTCTTGCCCGTGCCCATCTCCATGAAATACGCATGAAAGTCCGCGTCCCACGAATCTTCTAAAGCTTTGCGCTGGTGGTCGAAGGGCTCTGTTTTATATTCGTACAAGATTTTCTCCTTTTGACGCTTGACTATAAGAACCTATAAGAATATAAGCGTCTTTGTCAAGGCCGTAAAAGGGTCTTTAACAGCGAAAGAGAGAAACATGAACGATAACATACTATCTATGATGGAATCCGACTTTGAAGAAAACGTCGCAACTTCCATCGAACGTGGCAACTTAGGCGGTATCGCCGTATTGGCCCGCAAAATCCGAACAGCGCAGCAAGAAGTCGAAGAGATTGAGAAAGACCTCAAGTCTCGCAAGAAAGACTTGCTGAAGCTGACCGACGAAGAACTGCCTTCTGCTATGCAAGAACTGGGGCTTTCTTCGTTTTCATTGGACGACGGTTCTACCGTAGACGTTAAGCCAACATACGGGGCTAGTATTCTTGTTGCCAACAGGCCGCTTGCATACGAATGGCTTCGGGACAACGGCTATGACGACATAATCAAGAACGTTGTTTCTTGTGAGTTTGGTCGTGGCGAAGACGGAAAAGCTAGCGACTTTAAGGCGTTTGCATCTAAGCAAGGGTTCCCAGCGGATCAAAGTGAAAGTGTACACTCTGGTACTTTAAAAGCTTTTGTGCGCGAACGTGTGGAAGCTGGAGACGACTTTCCAATGGAACTATTTGGGGCCTACATCGGTCAACGTGCTATCATCAAAGGAGCAAAATAATGGCGAATGCAGTAGCAAAAACTAAAAAAGCAGATGTTGTCGAGTTTGACATGTCTATGTTCGAAGCCGACGCAGGCGCGGGCAATCAAAACGTAGGGACAGAAGACCTCGCTCTACCGTTCCTAAAACTATTAAGCGGGCTTGATTCACTTCTCGACACGCACGAAACAGCGCGCAAAGGTGACATTTACAACACCGTCACAGGCGCTGTGATAAGCGGTAAGGAAGGGTTAAGCGTAATCCCTTGCGCCTATCAGCGCGTGTTCATTCAGTGGGTTCCACGGGGCTCTGGTACAGGCGCACCGATGAACGTCTACAAGCCCGGTGACAACATGCCTAAAACCGAGCGCAGCAAAGAAGACAACAAAAACTACGTTGTCGGTGGTGACGGGGACTACATCGAAGAAACCCACCAGCACTACGTTATGATCTTGAACGAAGACGGTTCAACAGAAACGGCGCTGATTGCAATGAAGTCCACGCAGCTAAAGAAAAGCCGCAAGTGGAACAGCATGATCCAGTCGGTAACGATGCAAGGTAAGAACGGTCCGTTCACACCACCACGCTTCTCCCACGTTTACCGCGTTAAAGCGGAAGCTGAAGAGAACTCCAAAGGTAGCTGGCACGGCTGGGAAATGTCCCGCGAAAACCCCGTGCAAGATGCATCTGTCTACGCGCAAGCAAAAGCTTTCTCTGAAAGTGTCCTTACAGGCGACGTAGTTGTGAAACATCAAAACGATGATGACAAAGGCGAAGGCTCCGACGACATCCCGTTTTAAGTTTTACTAGGGGGCTACTTCGGTAGTCCCCACCGCAAGGACAAAACCATGACAGTTAAAAAGTTCTCGTCCATCTTTGATGGATTAAAAGAAGCTTACGGCACATACCGGATTGAGAAAACTCAGTCCAACGGGAAGAACACAGGCAAAGCAGGCATCGTTCGCGAGCCGCGCAACGCGGGCCTTTGGCAGGGCCACCTGTCGGGTAAGGGAAACTCTATCGGTATTATACCGATTAACGCAGACAACATGTGCAAGTGGGGATGTGTAGACATTGACCAGTATCCGCTGGATCACAAACTTCTATTAGAAAAGATCAGGAAACTAAAACTCCCGCTAGTCGTGTGCCGCTCAAAGTCCGGCGGCGCGCATTGCTTCCTCTTTAGTAAAGATTGGGTCGAGGCAAAAGACATGCAGCGGTCACTTAAAAGCATAGCGGCGGCGCTGGGCTACGGTGAGAGCGAGATATTTCCAAAGCAGATCAGACTGCACTTAGACCGCGGAGATGTAGGTAACTTTCTAAACCTTCCATACTACAACGCGGAAGAAGGTCTGCGCTACGGCATCTTAGACGACGGCACTTCAGCCACGCTGGAAGAGTTCTTTGAATTGTACGAGACACACGTTCAGACGCCAGAGCAAATCCAGAAGCTACAGATAACAGAAGCTACCGAGTCAACACCAGTAAGAGACGGCCCGCCGTGCCTACAGCACCTAGTCAAAGAGAAAATCTCTGAAGGTGGGCGCAATAACGGTCTGTTTAACATCGGCGTGTACTTGCGTAAGGCCTTTCCCGATAGCTGGGAAACAGAAATCCTAACGTACAACATGCAGTACTTCGAGCCCCCGCTTCCTTTGTCAGAAGTCACAGTGGTTGCAAAGCAGTTAGAGCGCAAAGATTATGCCTACCGCTGTAGTGACGCGCCAATCAACGCGCACTGCAATAAAGAACTCTGCCAAACCCGTAAGTTTGGTATCGGAAGCGCCATACAAAACGCAACCGTAGCTAATCTGCGCAAGTATAACTCCACGCCCCCTGTTTGGTTTATGGACGTTAACGGCGAGCCTCTGGAGCTAGACACAGACGCCCTAATGAGCCAGCCCCTGTTTCAAAAAGCCTGCATGGAGCAACTCAACTTCATGCCTCGCAGCGTAGCAAAGCAACAGTGGGAAGGTCGGATCAGCGCCCTGCTTACAGAGATGCGCGAGAACGAAAGCGCCATCATGGAAGTAGCCGTAGACGCCAGCGTCAGCGGCCAGTTTTACGACTACCTAGAAGAGTTTTGCCGTTTCCTACAGCAGGCGCAGGACAAAGAAGAAATCTTGCTCCGCCGCCCTTGGACCGATGAAGACGCAATGGTAACCTACTTCCGCCTAAAAGACTTTGAGAACTTTCTAAAGAAGAACAAATTCTTTGAGTATAAGTCACACCGCATTGCCCAGCGCCTTCGCGATATCAATGGCGATAGCACCGTTCTGAAGATCAAAGGCCGCGCCGTGCGCGTCTGGCAGATACCAGCGTTCGAGTCCGGAGACATAGACATAACAACCCCGGACTTCGCACCAAAACAGGAGAGCCCGTTTTGACACAACACGTTTTTAAAAAGCTGAGAAACTCCGAGATCGTCCGGATGATAGACGAACAGCACATGACAAAGACCGCCGTCGCGAAGTGGTTCAACATAAGCAAACAGCGCGTATGGCAGATTTATTCACGGGAGAAGCTAAATGTTCAGGATATTCGGACCACCGGGGACGGGGAAGACAACCCGTCTTCTTAATATGGTGGACGACGCTCTGCAAAAGGGCGTCCCACCGATGAACATAGCTTTCCTAGCGTTTACACGCAAAGCTGCCAACGAAGCAAAAGAGCGCGCAGCTAAACGGTTTAACCTAGACCCAAAGAAAGACCTGTTTCACTTCCGGACGCTGCACAGCCTCGCGCTAACTTGCTCAGACATTCGCACCGAACAAGTAATGCAGGACGAAAACTACAGAGAACTTTCTAAAAATATGGGCGTCGAGCTAAACGTGCAGCGCCTCAACAACTTTGACCAAGACATTCCCGATATGACAAAAACATCGGACCCTATTCTGGGCCTGATTAACCTCGCGCGGATGCGCAAAGTACCCTTGCGTCAGCAGTACAACGAGACGCCTCTCGAAATCGAGTGGAACATTGTAACCTATGTGGACAAGTGCCTTCGAAGCTACAAAGAAAACTTGGAGATGTACGACTTTACAGACATGCTCGAAAGCTTTCCAAAAGAAGGCCACACGATATGCCCGCACTTTGACTTATGTTTTTTAGACGAAGCAC